AATATCTCGCAAGACAGGATATCTAAAAATAATTTTTATATCATCTGTTATCTGAGCTTCATTTGTATGATCATCCAACATATTGACTTCAACCTCGTCAAGGTCTAAATCAAATTTAACTTGTGTTTCACCATCATCTGGGCAAGTAATATTTAATTTAACATTAGAACCTACAGACTTAGTTCTTATTTTAAGAAAAATATATTCGATATCAAACATGGGTGATGTGTCTGCATCAATTTCTCCAAATGTGCAAGCAGAAACTAATTGACCCATTGCATTTGCAAGTTCATTTTCATTCTTAGTTTCTTGAGCCATCATTAAAACTTTTTGCTCTTTTACTAAAAATGGTCTATATTTTATTTGTTTTCCAGTTGATGGTAATTCCAACGTATAAGTTGGATTATTGACTCTTGGTAGTGCCATTATATTTCATCCTTTATAATCTTCTAATCACTGATGGTATTTGAGAAGTAATTCTTCTCGTTACAGTGTCTACCGCCCTCTCTGCAATTCTTGAACCTATTGATCTAGGTTCACTTGATTCATCTGTCAAGTTTATCCAGTAACGATATGCAATCGTTATTTCTACTGTTTGATATGTGTCGTTGTCGTTATATGCAAGTTGTTGCGGCCCTATTGATTTAGGCCATGCCTCAACAAGTCTACACCCATATCTTCTATTTTCTTGTTCGTCTAATGTGTGTATATCCACAGTCCCCACATAATCGTTATAATATCCTATATCAAATGTTTTTGGATTATATGTAAGTCGTTGCCATGTCTCCCAGTATTTCTTTTCTCTCATATCACTTGAACACTGGAACGTGGCATTTATGTCTCCAAAACTATAACCAGTTACGATTTCTCTTTCAGGCCCATAGATGTTAGTATCTGGTGTGGAGTCCATGTTACGTCCAGGCATGGATATGTTTTCACAACGAAGACCAGTTGCACGAACAGTTCCATCACCAAGTAAGTCACCCATGATTTTAGAAAACACATTTGTCGTATTTCCCCTAGAACCTCTTGCACCAGTTGGTGGATACAGTGTTACTTCATAACGGTTTTTTCTAGACATACCATCTGTGCCGTTACCCAGACCAAGTATCTCTTGTAAAGTTCCATACGCAAGTGCGTCTGTTAATCCATTCGTGTTAAATAAACTCATATCATTGCCCTACTATCTTTGTATACCTCTGATGCAGAAGCCTTCTTAAATCTTGCAACTGGTAATAGTGCTGCGACTGTAAACTCATCTGCATCTATTCTACGAAACTGTGTCTTTACCCTACCAGCAAGATATCGTTTAAGTGTCGGTTTAATCAAATTTATATTTTTTAATTTACTATAATCTACTGCAAGTCTTGTGCTCTCGTCAAACTTTGTGTTGTTACTATAATCCACCAGTCTATCTAACAGTCTTATTCTTAGGTTCATTGGTAGATAGTGTAGATTGATTCCCAGAAACCCATCTGGGTAATTTTCTAATGGTAACACCAAAGGAAAAGTATCGTAATATGGTAATGTCTTTTTATATTTAGGATCATAAAAGAACATATTTAATCTACCAAAAAATGGTTCATTGTCTCTTTTACCATCACGAATTAAGTCCATTGCACCAGGCTTACCAAACTCTTTTATTTTTTCACGATACCACTCTGTAGATCTTGGTCTACCCTTTGCAGCCTTCACGACTGATTGTATAAATTTACTCTGTGCCATATTACTATTTATACTTAGGATTAAGATGATCCTCAGTCAGTATCTTAAATTCCATACCATTGTCCAGACAAAACTCATTTGCAGACTTCCACTTGGCTTCGTTGATAACGTAGTTCTTGACATCGTTATACCATTTTTTTGTTTTTCGTTTTGGATTTTTTACTGGTGGTTTACACTGATATTTTGGTTTGACCTCAATGATGAACTTTTTTGTACCACCACTATTTTGCTTGACTTTCATATAGAAGTCTGGGAAATATCTATGCACCTTATTATCCCACGGAGATAGGTAAGGTATAATGACTTCTTCACTACCCCACTCTAAAACCTTTTCATTCCTATCACAATACACCATGAGTTTACGTTCCCACAAAGAACGATAGATAATTCTTGATGGATCACCTTTATACTTTTTAGGATTTGATGGTATGTATCTTCCTCTGTATGCCATGACTTTCTTTATAAATAAACGGTATAGGAGTATTTATAAATGGCTTTAGACGTACTAAGAGGTGCTGCACAGGGAATTGCTGGTAGAGCACTCAAAAGAGTAGCAGGGAACATTCGTTCTGGATTGTTTCCAGATGCCAGAGGTGGTTCAGATTTTTCTGACCTTGCTGGATTAAATACTTTCAGTGGTAAGTTCAAAACTAAAAACTTAACTTTTCCAATAGATGTAGAGGCTGGGGTTGAGACAGGTAATCATGGACATTACATAATATTTACAGCAAGAGAACAAAAAAATGTAAAACTTAGCATGGCAGAAAAACGGGCCATTGCGAATGAGGGCCCCAATGCTATGAAAAAAGCTGCTGCCCAACTAGGAGATGTCCCACAAGAAAATATTTCATCAACTAATCCATTTGAGAGAGAAAGA